ACATAATCTATATGAAAAATCATTATTTTCATTATTGATGAATTTACATACAAACAATTTTGAAAAATTAAAACACTTAGAACAATATAAACCATCCGTATTATCAAAAATACCAATAGAGTTGGATACCCAAAATAGATTAAAATCAATTGAAGGATTCCACGTGGGTAATACATTTTTTAAAGAACATTATTTAGATTCATATTTTCATATTGTTACGGAAACGTGTTTTTCGGAAGGACAAATATTTTTTACTGAAAAAATATTAAAACCAATTATGTGTTTACAGCCATTTTTAGTTTTATCATCACCCAACTATTTGAAAAAATTAAAAGGATTAGGGTTCAAAACATTTGATTCAATTTGGGATGAGAGTTATGATGAAATTGTGGATAATGAAGAACGATTACTTAAAATATTTGATTTGATTTTAAAAATAAGTGAGTGGTCACTGGAGGAATGCGAAAAAAACTATAAATCAGTTTTAGATATATGTATATATAATAGAGAACATCTATCTACGTTTTGGGAAATAGATGAATTCAGTAATATTTTAAATTCAATAAAAAATGAATGGTAAAAAGGTTTTGATAACGGGTGCCAACGGATTGGTTGGTAATTATATGGTAGAAAAATGTTTACAAAGAGGTGCAATCGTAACCGCAGTAGATATTGTAGAACCATTAAATCAATTAGAAAAATACAAAGAGAGTGATTATCAGTTTATTAAAGCTGATTTAAGAGAATTCAAAAATTGTAAAAGAGTAGTGGAAGGACAAGATGTTATTTTCCACATTGCAGGTGTAAAGGGTTCTCCAAAAAGAGCAGCAGAACAACCGGCAGATTATTTTGTACCGATGTTGCAGTTTAATACCAATATGATGGAAGCTGCAAGATTAGAAAATGTAGAATGGTATGTTTACACATCGACAGTTGGAGTATATCAACCGGCGGAAGTATTTTACGAAGATGATGTTTGGAAAACCTTTCCATCAGAAAAAGATAAATACGCAGGTTGGGCAAAAAGACTTGGAGAACTTCAAGCAGAAGTATATTCAGTATCATATGATTGGAACAAAGCATCAATTGTAAGACCTGCAAACATTTATGGTAGACATGATAATTTTGGTCCAGAATCTACTGTCATCGCATCCTTAATCAAACGTTTATTTGGTGAGAGAGAACATCCATTAGTCTGTTGGGGGGATGGTTCACCTATTAGAGATTTTATCTATGCAGGTGATGTTGCCGATGGTATTATTCAAGCATACGAACAAGGTATTACACAACCAATAAATTTAGGTAGTGGAACTGGTGTAACAATTAAAGAACTTGCAGAAACTCTTGTAGAAATCTATGAAGAAATGTACGGAGTTAAAGTTCAAATTGAATGGGACCCAACTAAACCAAATGGTGATGAGAAACGATTGATGAGTACGGAACGTGCAGAATCATTTGGAATTAAACAAAAAATATCCTTAAAGACTGGATTGAAACATACGATAGATTATTATTTAAACGAATACAAAAAATAAGTTATGAAAAAAACGGATAAGATTTTAGTTACTGGTGCAAGTGGATTTATTGGTTCACATTTACTACGTTTACTTTGGGAAAAGGGTTATAGAAACCTACGAGCAACATCTCATAGTAGAAATTTAAGAAACGATTTCGTAGGAACATCTGATGTTGCGTTTTACAAAGGAAATTTACAAGATGCAAAGTTTTGTGCAGAAGTTTCCGAAGGTGTAGATGTAGTATTTCATTGTGCAGCAAATACATCAAATGCATTAGATACAAAAGAAAATCCTCTATTACACGTTACTCCAAATGTAGAAATGAATGTAAATTTGATGGAACAAAGTTGGAGAAATGGGGTTACGAAATTCTTATTCATTTCATCTAATACAGTTTATCCAGATATGAAGGATGAGTTTTGTACGGAAGATATAAATGTCCATGCAACACCTACATTTCCAATCTATGGAGCAGTTGGTAATATGAAACGATATGGTGAATTACTTTGTGATTATTTCTCACATCAAATTCACAATCCAATGCAATGTTTAATAGTTAGACCATCAAATGCGTTCGGACCAAACGATAAATTTGATTTTGAAAAGTGTCATGTTACACCTGCAAACATCAGAAAGGTTGCCGATAATCTAAATCCAATTCCGGTATGGGGTGATGGTTCTGAAATCAGAGATTTATTGCACGTAGAAGATATGGCAGATGGATTTATTTGGGTTGCTGAGAACAACAATACATACAACATCTTTAATGTTGCTTATGGAAAGGGTTATAGTGTTAATGAAGTGTTAGGGTGGATTAAGGAAATTGAAGGAAACACTAATCCAATCGAATTTGTAAATAATAAGGCACCGATGATTCCGGTTAGATTACTCTCATCTAAAAAAATAAACGATGCAGGTTGGAAACCAAAAAGAGATTTAAAACAGGCATTGAAAGAAACTATTGAATGGTATAAAGAACATAAAAACGAATATAATCCAAATTCAAAACCATAATGATAACTAAAGGTGTTTTAGGATTAGGATGTTCTTTTATGTGGGGGGAAGGATTATATTTTTATGGTAATCTTAAAAACACTCCTGCGTTAAAAGAAACACATTCATTCGATGGAACACATATGTTATCAGAATCACATATAAGATTTAAAGATAAAAATAGATTCTTACGAATTGTGGCTGATGAATTTGGAATGTGGGATATATCTAATGTTGGTAATGGTGGTTCAAATGTGAGAAACATTAGAGATTATGCCGATAGTGTATTAAACCAAAATATGTTATCAAATCCTGCAGATATTGGATTAATAATTTATCAATTTACATCTTCGGATAGGGATTTTATAAACGAACGAAGAACTAGTGAAGGTTGGTTGACTGGTGATATAATGCCAATCGAAACCCAAATTGAATTTGTAAATAAAACAATTAAAAAATGGGAAAATAACGGAATCAAAGTAGTTACACTTAGTTGGTATCCAGAATTTCCCAATCATCCTTTATATCAAGAATATTTTAAAGATAATCATGTTGATATTGAAATTGATGGGGATATTAAAAATTCATTTGAATATTTTCTACATATAGATACATATAATATAACAATATCATCAGATTTTTCAAAATTAGGATTTCAAAAAAATGATATACATTTCAACCCAAAGGGCCATAGATGCATTGCAAATTCTATAATTAAAAAATTAAAAAACGATAATTGGAAACCAATTTAAAATAAAAAAATGAGTACACCAAACTTTACACCATATGTAGATGCATTAACAAATGCTATGAAACATATTATGGATGATGATTCTACTATTTTTATAGGACAACAAATTGTATATTATGGAAATCCTATGAGTAAAACAATTGAAGGATTACCAAAAGAAAAAATGATTGAAGTACCAGTTATGGAAGAAACTCAAATGGGAATGAGTTTAGGATTAGCTATGAATGGACATAAAGTAGTAAGTTTTTATCCTCGTTGGGATTTTTTAATATGTGCAACAAACCAATTAGTAAATCATTTAGATAAAATCGGATTAATGTCCGATGGAGATTGGAATCCACATATCCTAATTAGAGTTGGTAAAGGTTCTGATAAACCATTAGACCCGGGTCATCAACATAAAGGAAATTATACCGAAGAATTTAAATCAATGTGTCCTAATATTGAATTCCACGATTTAAAAACTTGGCAAGATGTAGAATTAAGTTACAAATACGCAATAGAAAACAAAGGAATTCATATATTAGTAGAATATCCAGAACTATATTATGCATAATGAGATAAAAAACCTATATGCCGTTTATGATTTTTTTGGACCACATGGATATATACCAAATGCGTTCAATTATTTTTATGCATATAAATTTTTTGAAGAAGATGGTAGAATAAACAATATAGTTGGTGACCATTTTTTTAAAAATTTCATACAAATACCGGTTTACAATGCTGATTTAAATTTAAACTCAAATTTGTATAAAAAATTATCATTTAAAGAATATAATGATATTAGAATAAAGGATGATAAATCATTTATTTATTTAGTTGAACCATTTGGTAGTTTCGCACAATTTTTAGGAAAACAAACACAATTTTCGGAATGGAATTTTATAGATTTTATATCAGACCATGCAAAAAAGGAAATTAAAAATACTCCTAATTTTTATTTACATATAAATTTTTCAACAGAAGGTGTATTTGAAGAACACTTAATCGTTTATTTATATGAATTATTAAAACGTTATGAAATACCCGCAAATAAAGTAATATTTACAATTTCAAGTGTTGATATTGAAGAAATACATAATAAAATTTGTTTAGAAAATAATATAAATGAACGAATCAACGTAATTTATTGGGGGTGGTCATTACGAACCAAATCATTAGAATTAAAACGTATTCATAATAATATAGAATATAATTTCTGGGACCATGTCGATAACACGAGTACGATAGTAAAGGAAGATGATGTTGATATGAATAGAATTCGTCCTCATAAGTTTTTATTTATGAATCGTAGATTAAGACCACAACGAGTAATATTATTATCATTATTGGGTTCTGAATTTATAAATCAAAATTTAGTATCATATGATATGAAATTATTCGAAAGAGAAAATGACCTTTCATTTTTTTCACATCACTTGAAAACTAGTCATTTGGCAATAAATGCATTTAGAGAATTTCAAAATATATTTAAATCACAACGTAAGACTATTGATTATGATGATTTAGAATCGGTATGGGGATTTAATTTTGAAAACAAAGAACCATATTTAGATACCTACATACATATTTTATCGGAAACCAATTTTTACGAAACGGGATTATATCTTTCAGAAAAAACATGGAAACCAATTGGTCATTTACAACCATTCATAATGGTAAATAAACCAGGTGCACTAAAGGAACTTCATAGATTGGGATTTAAAACATTTACACCATTTATAAATGAATCGTATGATGATATTCAAAATGATACGGAACGAATGGAATTTATATATTCGGAAATTATGCGATTAAATTCATTATCATTTGAGGAAATACATGAATGGTATAAGTCAATTTGGGATATACTTATTTATAATAGAAATTTATTATTTGAATATGCAGATAATAAAGATTTAACTGAAAATGATTTTTTAACAACATTAAGAAATAGAATAAATGAAAAAGCTGGTAAAAATAGTACAAGATTGGTTTAAAAAACGTAAATTAGAAAAACAATACAAAAAACGTTTAGAGGAACTTCGTAAGAGAGACCCATTCGTTTACAAAAATCACTAATTATGAAAACATTCATATTTATATACTAAGATAGAGCAGTAAATTATGAATGAATTAAGTAAATATCTGATGGAACAAATACTTTTAACCGAAGAGGAGTTAAAAGATTTTGTTGTAGTATATTCAGGTAGATTTCAACCATTTCACAAAGGTCACTTTGCAACTTATCAAGGACTTGTAAAAAAGTTTGGTAAAGATAAGGTGTATATCGGTACATCTAATAAAACCGATAATCAAAAATCACCATTTAATTTTAAGGAAAAGAAAACCATAATGACTAAAATGTTTGGTATTCCATCAAACAAAATAGTTGAGGTTAAGAATCCTTATGCTCCTACTGAAATACTTAAAAATTTCGATGAAACTACAACTGGATTTATAACTGTTGTTGGTGAAAAAGACGAACAACGTTTGGGTGGTAAATACTTTGAAAAATATAAAGGTAAAATTGAATTTGGGTACAAAGATAAAGGATACGTTTATGCTTCACCTGCTCAACCTAACGCTGTTAGTGGAACTGATGTTCGTAATTGGTTAAGTAAAGGTAGTGATGAAGAAAAGAGAAAAAATTTCCTAAAAGCATATCCAAAATTTGATGAAACAATCTACAAATTCATTACACTTAAATTAGCAAAGTTAGGTGAAGGTTTGTATGAATCTATAAATGAAGCAAAATGGGAAGAAGATACATATAAAAAATGTATGCTTGGTAAATTACCACTTTCACTTAATATTGTTAAGAAATTAGTAGACCCTATACGAACAACATCATTACATGCAACCGATGTTGATAATTTATCAAATGTTGTTGCATTGCAAGGAACTAAAAAATCCATTTCTACATTTAATAAAACTTCCAAATACGGAAAACTTGTACAAGGAAATGGAATGCACACAAGGGGTGGTATAATAGTGGCATTATCAGGTGTAGTATTAGCACAAAGTATAATGGACTTATGGACCGAACCAGATAAACAAGGTAGAAGATGGGTAGAACCGGGAACTATAATAGATGGATTGGGTAGAGAAAGAGATGTTGTATTTAATTTTGCACCAGAATTAAAAAAATATAAAGAAAATTGGAAAGAACATTCGTTTGATGGTACAATTACTAATGCAGAAAAAGCTGAATTCATAAAAAAATATTATGATGCTGCTGAAAAATTTATGTTGAGTAAGAAAAAAGAGTTCCAAGACAAATACTTAAACTCAAACGGATTATATTATGATTCTGATTGGAATGAGGTAGTTCTTACTGATATTAAAATTGAAAAGATTTTAGCAATTCCTTCTAATTGGAGTAATGATGAAGTTGAAAACGAAAAAACATTAAAACAACTTAAACAAAAATACAAAAATGTAGAAGTTGCAAATAAAGAATCTGAAATTCAAAACTTTATCAAACAAAATGGTGGAACTATTAAAGAATCGGTAAATGAAGATATTACGATGGATGTCAATATTGGTGATACTGTCTTAATGGGTAAATTTAAAAATAAAAAAGTAGTTGTTAAATCAATCGGTAAAGATGAACATGGAATGCCAACTATAAATGGTAAGAAAGCAACTACATTCAGAATAATACCAAAACAAAATATTTTTAACGAAACTGCAATAGCAAGTGGTGGTGAAGATTCACAACCAGATGGTGGTTATTTACCAAAAGGTAAAAAACGTAAATTAGGTGCAGATGATGGTGTAAATAGTAGTGATGAGTGGTTTGTAAGAGGCGGATATACTCAAACTGATTTTCCAAAAGCAGATGCAATATTTGCTAAAGATGATGAAGACCAATTCACATTTAAAATTAAATCAAAAAACAACGCAAGAGCGGATTTTGAGGCAACAACATATCCATATGCACCATCTGATATTGATGTAACAAAACCAGTAGAGAAAATAAAAGTGAAAAAACAAAAAGCTAAAAAGAAAGATATAGTAGAAGAACTAATTAGTGAGTATTCTCAATTATTAGATTTATTGGAAGGAAATGATGATGATAAATACGTGCACGTTGGATATGGAAAGTATAAAGAGAAGGGTAAAGAAAAAGACCAAAATGCACCTACATTTGAGAAAGATGATAGTGGTAAATATATTGAATTAAAATCAGATAAACCTTCTGCACAAACCCCAAAACCAACTGGTCAAGCAATACAAGGTGCAGATATGTTTAAACACGACAAAAGTGTTAAACAACAACCTGCTAAACCAAAAGAAGATTGGACAAGTGGAAAAGATGGTTGGGAAATTTTAGATGATGACCGTGCAAAGGTAAAAAATATTAGAGATTATAGTGATGAAGAATATCAAGGTGAAACTGGTGAATATTTTGAAAATGATGTAACTAAAAACGTTGCACCCAATGCATTCAAAGATGAAGCAGATATGATTCAGAAAATGAAAGCAGCAAAACCGATTTACTTATCATCCGAAGATATGCAGAATATGGGTAATACCGATGTTGGTGAAATTCTTTCTGCAAGTGAAGAAGGTGGTTCTAATGCTATGAAAGCAAGAGGTAAAGAACTTGCAGATGAATATGGTAAGGATTGGAATAGATTAGAAAAAGGTATTCAAAAAGGAAATAACGTTCCACCACCAATTGCTTTAAGAGATAAAAATGGTGATTTACATTTAGTTGCAGGAAATACTCGTTTAATGTCATTTATTGCATATGGCAAGAAATTACCGGTGAAAGTAATGGATTATGATGGTGTATTTAATAAAGGTTCGGAACCAGAAGATGGTGGTGCTGATGTTTCAAAGTATAGTGTAAAGAATTTAAAAAGAAAGATTAGTGGTTGGGCCGAAAAAGAAAAAGAATTCTTTACAAAAGGACAAGATAAACCAAAATCTGATGAACGTAGAAGTTGGGGTGAAGCATTAAGAGATAAAACAAAGGGTGCTAGAAATGCTATTGTTCATGGACTTAAACATGAAGCACATTTATTTAAAACAGCAGGTAAAGGTGTTGCTAATTTTGTAAGTGGTAAAGGTGTATCGGAAGATGAGAAAAAAGCATTAGTTGATGTTGGTAAAAAAATAGTCACCACAGCAATTTTTGGAATTGCAACCGGTGGATTATCACATGGAGTTTTACCATTTGCACAACATTTGGCAGTAGAGTTTGTTCCTCATATTATTGCAGAAACATTAGCAATGGGAGCAGGAAAAGCAGCATTATTTGCAGATGTAAATGAAGAAGAACGATTACTTATGTTATTTTCAGATAAAATAGCAGATGGTTTAGAAAATATGGAAATTCCTGCAGATGTAATGGAAAAGGCAATTGATTCATATAATGAAAAACAAAATGTATCCGAAATGAGTCATTCTCAATTAAATCAAATTGAGAAATATGCAGAGAAACAACTATCACCAGAAGATATTGAATTTACTAAACACTTCTTTGATAGAGTAAATGATACTCGTAATGGTAAAGAAATATCAGAACCAGAATTGACAGGATTTTTTAAGAGATTAGCACGTCATAAAAAAGAATTTAAAGAGTTTTTAGAAAAGTATAATCAAATTGTTGTTAAAGACAAGAGATATGATATAAACATTCCATTTGTTAAACAAGCAAATCAAATTATTGCAAAAACAGTAATGAGAAAGGATGATTTCAAAACATCTAACCCAACTCTTTCCGTTGAAATTGCAGTTCAAGTGGATAAAATACCTGGTGGATTAGCAAAAGGATTGACGTTAAACGATATTGCTACAAAACATAATGTATCAATTGAAGATATAACTGATGAGTTCAAAAAAGGATATAAAGTTGAAAGAGAACATACAACTGATAGTGATGTTGCAAAGGAAATAGCGTTAGACCATCTTTTTGAAGACCCAAAATATTATACAAACCTAGCATCAATTGAAGAAGGTAGAGTTCCACAAAGTTTTAACTATGGAACTGGTTGGGATTACCATACTGCAATCGGAACTAATCCAAACAAATATAGAGGTAAAACCAATTTCCCAACAAAAGATTCAGGACAACCAGATTTAGAAGATGAAGATGAGGTAAACGAAATTGGTATAGGAACTGGACAAGATGGAACAAGACCAGAATATCCAAAAGGTGATAAATTATCGGATAGAATGGATGATGTTGAAGATGCTAGAACTAAAACTGATTCTGATAAAGAATACCAATATAAAAAAGCAAACGAAGCATTTACAAAAGGTCAATTGTTCGCCGGTAATCTTAAAATAGGTGGAGCTGTAGTTCCGATTGAGGTTGAATTGATTGGTGCTGATAATAAAAAGAATGCATTTATTACAAAAGTAATAAACATAGATAAAAAATATTTAAGTAAATTACCATCAAATGGTATATTAGAAATTCCAGCTAGAATATTTCGTTTCGCAGGTGGTTGGAGAAAAATAAAAACACCTAAAGCATTTGAAGCAATAAATTCAAAAAACCACAAAGCAGAAACTGATGCTGAACACAATTTCATGCATCATCACAAAACCTCTACATACGCACCGGATTATGGACATCCTGCAGAATTAGATACAATTGATTTTGATGATAAAAGAAAAAAACAACCTGGTCATCAAACTGATACAAAAGATGATGAAGATAGAGGATATGAACCAGTAAAAGAAGTAATAATAAATGAAGGTGGTGCATACGGACATATGAACCATCCATTTGATACTGAAATCAATTTAACATTTGGTCAATTAAAAGATATTGTAAATCGTGCATTAGAAGGTAATTTAGAATTAGCTAGAGAGAAGACCGATGGGCAGGCATTAGCAATTAGTTGGGTAAATGGTAAGTTAGTTGCTGCTCGTAATAAATCACATTTAGCAAATAGAGGTGCAAATGCATTAGATATTAGTGGTGTTGCTACTAAGTTTGCTGGAAGAGGTGAATTAGAAAAAGCATATAACTTTGCAATGAAAGATTTAACAAAGGCTATATCATCACTATCAGATAAACAAAAAGAAAAGATTTTTAAGAATGGTGCTTGTTTTATGAATATTGAGGTGATATACCCAACATCGGTAAACGTAATACCATACGGACAACCTTTATTAGTATTCCACGGAACTATGGAGTATGATGAAAGTGGTAATGCAGTAGGTGAATCTGCAGAAGCAGGTAGAGTATTGGGTGGTATGATTAAACAAATCGAACAAAATGTACAAGATAATTACACTTTGCAAGGTCCACCTGTATTAAAATTACCGAAATCACAAGACCTTTCATCTAAGAAACCAAAGTATCTTGCTAAAATATCTAAATTACAAAAAGAATTTGGATTAGGTGATACTGCCGGTGTTGCTGAATATCATCAAGCATGGTGGGAAAATTATGTAGATAAAAAATCACCATCCACATTAGATAATACCACTAAAATTGGATTGGTAAAGAGATGGGCATTTGGTGATAAAGGATTCCGTATTGATAAAAATACAATTACGGATGAGAAAACACTTGCTTGGGCAACTAAGATGGATAAGGAAGACCAAAAAGGAATTGCAAAAGATAATCTAATGAAATTTGAAGATATTTTCTTAGGAGTTGGTGCAGAAGTTCTTCAATTCACATCATCAGTATTGACAGTAAATCCTGATAAGGCTGTTAGAGATATGAAGAAAAGATTAGACCAAACTATCAAAGATGTAGAAGCAAGTGGTGACCCTAAAAAGATAGAAAAATTAAAATTAGAATTAAAAAGATTGAATGCAATCGGTGGACCATCTAAAATAGTTCCAATTGAAGGTATTGTATTCATATATAACGGACAAACGTTCAAACTAACTGGTGCATTCGCATCATTAAATCAACTTTTGGGTATTTTTTACTAAAAATAACTCTTTCGCCATATTTATCTATATTAAAATAAAAACCTAATATATAATAATAATGGCGAAAGAGTTTAAAAAGAAGTATATGCATCCAACTCGTAGAAAGTTGGTTGATATGGTGTTACATGGACAAGATTACGAAACTAACACCACAATAGGTTGGAATGCTGATAAGATTGAACGTAAAGTTGGTGATGTTTGGGAAGACGAACACCATAGATACGAAAAGAAAGAAGGATTTACTTTAAAGACTTCTAAAAATTCAGAAGCATTCGAAGAACTTCGTAAGTGGAGAGATGAACAATCTCAATGCAAAAGTCCAGATTGTAAAACAATCAAATTTACACCTACTCACAAAACTCTAATCAAAAAAACAGGTTATTGTGCTAATTGTTTAGCAGAAATCGAAACTAAAATTCGTGCATTAGGATTTTGGGAACAATATGAGGATTATAAAATATATACTCGTATGTTGATTGATGGTAAAATTAAATTAGAAGAACTTCAACAAGCATATAGTGATGTAAAACCATTTTACGAATATGTGAATGAAGATGGAACTACTGAAAAATGGGAATTACCACAATCAGTAGATGAAGTTAAAGCGGATTTGATGGAAATGATTGAGTTCGGTAAAGAAGAACTTATTAAAGTAGAAGAATTTCGTAATAAAGCATTTGAAATTTTAAAAGAAAACAAATTGGAACATTATTTGTAATATGGCAGGTGCATCATTAAAAGATATTATAAAGATTGAGTATCAGAAATGTGCTGGTGACCCGATTTATTTCATGCGTAAGTATTGTATGATTCAACATCCGGTACGAGGTAAGATTCCATTTCACTTATATCCTTTCCAAGAGGATACTCTTACTGATTTTAAGGATAATCGTTACAACATCGTTCTTAAATCCCGTCAGACAGGTATATCAACCTTAGTTGCGGGGTTCTCACTATGGAAGATGTTATTTAATCAAGATTTTAACGTATTGGTAATTGCAACTAAACAAGAAGTTGCTAAAAACCTTATCACAAAGATTAGGGTAATGAACCAATACTTACCAAGTTGGTTAAAACAAACAACAGTTGAAGATAATAAACTTTCATTACGATATTCAAATGGTTCACAGGCAAAAGCAACTTCTGCAGCAGGAGATGCTGGTCGTTCTGAAGCCTTATCACTCTTAGTATTTGATGAGGCCGCGTTCATCGATAGTATCGAAGAAATTTGGATTTCTGCTCAATCTACTTTATCAACGGGTGGTAATGCAATTATCCTTTCTACACCTAATGGTGTGGGTAATTTCTTTCATAGAACGTGGGTAGGTGCAGAAGAAGGTAGAAATGGTTTCAATACAATTCGTTTACACTGGTCAGTTCACCCAGAACGTGGACAAGCATGGAGAGATGAACAAGAAAGATTATTAGGACCAAAAGGTGCAGCACAAGAATGTGATTGTGATTTCGTAAGTTCTGGTGATACTGTCATCGACCCTGCATTATTACAATTTTATAGAGAAACGTATTGTCAAGAACCTTTGGAGAAGACCGGGTTCGATGGAAATCTTTGGAAATGGGAATATCCAGATTACAATCAATCATATATGGTAGTTGCCGACGTTGCTCGTGGTGATGGAGCCGATTATTCTACTGCACAAGTATTTGATGTAGTGAATTCAACGCAAGTTGCTGAGTATAAAGGTAAATTAGATACAAAAGATTTTGGAAACTTCTTAGTTTCATTATCAACTGATTACAACAACGCATTATTAGTTGTGGAGAACGCAAATATTGGTTGGGCGGTTATCCAACAAGTAATTGATAGAGGATATGGAAACTTATTTTATATGAGTAAGGATTTAAAATATGTAGATGTTGCTCATCAAATGACAAATAAGTTCCGAGCAGAAGAAAGAGGTATGGTTGCTGGGTTCTCTACTACCTCTAAAACCCGTCCATTAATTATTTCTAAGTTAGATGATTACCTAAGAGAGAAATCCTTTACAATCCGTTCTACAAGGTTGATAGATGAGTTATTTACATTTATATGGAATGGTAATCGTGCTGAAGCAATGAAAGGATATAATGATGACTTGGTAATGTCCCTTTCAATTGGTTTATGGGTTAGAGATACTGCATTAAGATTAAGACAAGAAGGTATAGATTTAACTAAACAGGCTTTGGGTGGTATAAATCAAAGTGTAACCGATATTGGTGGGTTTGGTGGTAATAGTTCATTTGATGAAAATCCATGGCAAATGAGAGTTGGTAATCAATCCGAAGATTTATCGTGGTTAATAAAATAATCAAATAAAAAAATGTATATATTTATAGTGTATAGGAGAAATATATCATGATAAAGTTAAAAAACATAATCAAAGAGGAAGTGGAAGATTATCCATTTGACCAACCAGAACACAATTTTTTGGATTACGATGAATTAGATGTGGAAGATGAAGATGAAGAAGATTTTTTAAATTTTTTAAAATCTTACACAACCGAATTACAAGAAGCAAATTGTAATTGTGTTTACGAAGCGGAATATCAAGGTAGAGAAGTGAAATTGGGTAAACCAATGCAAGGTGATGTTAAGAAGTTTAAAGTTTATGTTAAAAACCCAAAGACAGGAAAAGTAGTTAAAGTAAATTTCGGTCAACCGGGAATGAACATTAAGAAAAATAATCCTGAAAGAAGAAAATCTTTTAGAGCAAGACATAATTGTGACCAACCAGGTCCAAGAACAAAAGCTAGATATTGGTCTTGCAGAAAATGGTAAAATAATAAAATATGGCAGATACTTCATTTTTTGGTAGGTTAAGAAAACTCTTTTCCCAAAAGGCTATCGTTACTGTTACGCCCGATGGTAAAAGAAAAGTTTTTGATTTTGATGAAAGACAAGAAACTAACCTATCATCATTAAGAGATAGATACACAAAACTACAAAAATCTTTTTACGAACAAGCTGGTGGTGCACAATCAATGGCGTATCAACAAGTTCGTAGAGAAGTATTTAGAGATTATGATGCAATGGACCAAGACCCAATTATTGCATCTGCATTAGATATTTACGCTGATGAATCTACATTAAAAAATGAATTCGGTGAAATGTTGATTATTCGTTCTGATAATCCACGTGTTCAAGAATTATTAGAAAACTTATACTATGATATTTTAAATATCGAATTTACTCTTTGGCCATGGACACGAAATATGTGTAAATATGGTGATTTCTTTTTAGGATTAGAAATAGCAGAGGGTAAGGGTATTGTAAATGTTACTCCATATTCACAATATAATACCGAAAGGATTGAGGGACACGACCCTACAAATCCACATATGGTTAAATTTAGAGTGATGGATGATGCAATCGGTAAGGTTGATTATGACAACTTTGAAATTGCCCATTTCCGTTTACTATCAGATACTAACTGGTTACCTTATGGTAAATCTATGGTTGAGAATGGTAGAAGATTATGGAAACAATTGAGTTTAATGGAAGATGCGATGTTAATCCATCGTATTATGAGAGCACCAGAAAAAAGAGTGTTTAAAATTGATATAGGTAATATCAATCCTACCGAAGTTGACAACTACATGCAAAAAATCATCAGTAAGATGAAAAAAGTTCCTTTTGTAAATAAGGATACTGGTGATTATAACTTAAAATATAATATGCAAAACTTAACGGAAGATTTTTATCTACCGGTAAGAGGTGGTGATAGTGGAACTAACATCGAAAACCTAAGTGGTTTAGAGTACACTGCAACCGAAGATATTGAATACTTAAAAGGTAAATTATTTGCTGCATTAAAAATTCCAAAAGCATATTTGGGATATGAAGAAAATGTAAATGGTAAAGCAACCCTTGCAGCAGAAGATGTTCGTTTCGCAAGAACAATCGAAAGAATACAAAGAACAATTATATCAGAATTATCAAGAATCGGTGTAATACATTTATATGGTAATGGAATACAAGATTCAGAAATGGCTAATTTTGAAATTCAATTAGTAAATCCTTCAACAATTTATGAGCAAGAAAAAGTAAACTTATGGTCTGAAAAGATTCGTTTGGCTACTGATATGCAATCTTTAAAAATGTTGTCAAAAGATTGGATTTACGATAATATTTTCAAAATGTCTGAAACGGAACAAACAGAACAACGTGGTAAAATTGTAGAAGATTTAAAAGATGCATTCCGTTATAATTCAATTGAAAATGATGGTAATGACCCTGCAAACCCACCACAACAAACCGATGTTGAAGAAAGTTTAGAAAATTTAAAAACTGAACTTAGTGCTAAAGTGGGAAGACCACGAGAAGGTAATACATATGGTAAAGATAAACATCCTTATGGAAGAGACCCATTAGGTGATAATGAAAGAACAGGAAAACGTAGTCGAACATCAGAACATAAAGCTAAAAGTTTTATCAACGGGATTTCATCAAAACGTAAATATCTACACGAAACAAAAGATATGTTAGATGAGACTAATATTATCGATGATACGGAAAAATTCATTTAACTTATAATTTTTAATATTTATATACAGAAATTTTGAGTCTATCAAAATAAGGATTAACAAATGAGAAAAATAAAACATTCGAAATTCAAAAATACAGGATTCCTATTTGAGTTATTAACACGTCAAATAACGTTGGAAATATTAAACAACGCACCTGAAGAAAAAGCTAAAAAAATCGTGCAAGAATTTTTTGGTGGAAAAACTGAAATGGCTAAAGAATTACGTTTATTCAATTTATTGGTAAACGAAAAATATAATTCTGAATCTAAAGCAGAAAAGTATATTGATGCTATTATAGAAACTCGTACAAAATTGGATGAAACAAAATTAGCAAGAGAAAAGTATAATCTTGTTAAAGCAATAAAAGAGAATTTTGAATTAGATTCATTCTTATCATCGCCTGTATCTAACTACAAAGTATTAGCATCTGTTCATAAGATATTTGAAGCAAAAGTACAAGATGTAACTAATGTTAAAGACGTATTTGATGCTAAATTAACGTTAATCGAACACATATCAAGCACAACACCATCTTTGAAACAAAAAGAAGATAAGTTGTTAGAAGATTATAGAAAACAAGAGAAAGATTTAAGATTATTAACATATAAGATTCTTGTTGAAACATTTAACAAGAAATATACAAACTTAAATGATGACCAAAAGGATATTTTAAGAGAGTATATTAACAACGTAAACAATACTTCTAAATTTGGTGAATATTATGATTCTAAATTGAAGGTTGTTGTAACGGAATTGCACAAACTTTATTCAGAAGTTAATGATAAAATCACAAAGATTAAATTAAAAGAAACTATCAACGTAATGAAACAGCAAAAGGTTGGTAAGAAAGTTACTGATGAACAAGTTTCTGCTTTGATGATGTCATATGAATTGATAAAGGAAATAAAAAATGTTAAAGAAAGAAAATCTTAAATCGTACATAGACGAACTTATTAAAGAAATCGAAGAGGAGTTAGATGAATCTAATGCGACAGGTAATGTCGATGGGTATCAGACTCCTTTTGCATTTTCAGGTAAGAGAAAACAAGACAAAGAAAAGGCAGATTCAAATATAGAAGTGACTGGATATACGAAGGTTAAAGATATTGATGAGGTAAATGAAGCAACAGCATCTGAAATTGTAAAAGATTTAGATAAAGTACGAAACGATTTAATTAAAAAAGTAGATGTATTAATTGCTAAAAAGAAAAAACTTTATTCTAATGTAGATATTGAATCACCGATGAGTGCCGATGAGAAACAATTAGATAAAGATATACAATCTATATTTTCACAAATCCAACAAATAATTCAACAAAAAAGAAAAATCAAAGAATCGGTAAACGAAGGTAAATCAAAAAGACCTGTAAATCGTTGGTTAGAATTAAAAAATGATGAAACAATGCATGCTAATAAAAAGTTAGCAGTTGGGTTGAGAGAATTAAAATATCAATTAAGTGAAGTTGAAAAGTTTTTTCGTTGGTATAATCAAATTAAAACGATGAACGAATTATCATCTGATAGTTTTTGGAAAAGAACTCACGGTCATATTTATAAAATAAAAGAGAGATTAATCAATATTGCAAAAACAATACAGGAGATAGAAAAATAATGAAAATATCAAGAGCAAGATTAAAAGAAATTGTAAAAGAAGTGATGGTAGAAGAAACAGAATACCAACAATTCTTTCAAAAAGCATTAGATAAAGCAGGTAAATCAATACCAGATATGTCCGAAGAAGAAAAGAAAGCTTTTTTTGATAAAATAGATTCTGCATGGAATGGTAAAGGTGAAAAGAACGAAGCATTAGTTGGTGGACAAAAAGAATTAGATGTTGATGGTGATGGTGATATTGAGGGTGATGATTTAGCAGATTTAAGAGCCGGTAAAAAAGCAGATGAATCAGTAAATGAGGCAGAAGATATTAATTGGGGTGCAACCGAAAACGCAATCATTAACTTTCTAAAAATGAATACAAAGATTTTAGATAAAAGAGTTAAAGATAGAGATACTGATGGTGTTAAAAAAGGATTACAATCAATTATTGATGGTTTAACCAACGCACAACGCAGTTTAAAATTAAAATAACAACAATGACTAAGAAAAGATTGTTAGAAATAATTGACGAAGAAATCCTTAAAGTAAAATGGGGATTTGTAAACGAAGAAATCACTAGTGAGGATGAAAAACTTATTAGAGATATTATTCGCAAAGAAGTTTCTGCAATATTTTTCGATTTATTTAAGAAAAGAAACGTTTGGGGAGCATAATGAAAAATTTATTAATTGAAACAAACCTATTCGAAGGTAGAATCAACGAAGATGCATCAGGTAGAACACTGGTTAAAGGTGTTTTGCAAAGAGCTGTTGCTGAAAATCAAAATGGTAGAGTATATCCTTTAGAAATCTTACAAAGAGAAGCTAAAAAATATGAAACTCTTATTAAAGAGAGAAGAGCATTAGGAGAATTAGACCACCCAGATTCATCAGTAATCAACTTAAAGAACGTTTCACACAATATAAGAGAAATTTGGTGGGAAGGTAATGATTTATGCGGGACAGTAGAAATTTTACCAACTCCATCTGGTAATATATTAAAAGAATTGTTAAGAGCAGGAATCCTATTAGGTATTTCTTCTCGTGGTATGGGTTCAGTAACTCCTATGGGAGAGGGTAAGGTGAAAGTAGGTGAAGATTTCGAACTAATTGGTTGGGATTTCGTATCAAACCCATCTACTCATGGTGCATTTATGACACCGATGAACGAATCCGTAAATAAACAATTACAAGAACAAGCAATAATTTGTGGTGATTTTTGTAAGGCACAAGACCTTATGAGAGAAATCATTACTGAATTATCATAAAGGAAATAATTATGGCATTTGACATACAAGATTATTTAAAGAATAATAAGATAGAATTAGGTAGTATTAAGAAAGAAGTTGGTGATACTCCATATAAGGGTGGTCATAACGATATTCGTAAGACTAACTACGATGTGAAGATAAAGGAAGATGGTAAATTAGACCTTTATACTCATAAAACTATAATGACAGAAGGTAAATCTTTAATTAAAGAAGCTTCTGAAATTAAGTTTAACGAATTAGATTCTACTAAACAAAAACAAGTAAATGCTTTTGTAAAGTTTTTTGGTGGTAAAATTAATACAATTTGGGATGGTATTCATGGTAATATTGTTGATATTCAAATGTCAGAACCTAATTGGAGAATGGATACATCTGATTTGAAAGACTTAATTGCAATGAAAATACGTTGGATAGAGTTTGATAGTAAAACAGTATCAATTGGATTCTAATAATAAGGAAATAACGAAATGAAATTAAAAAATTTACTTTTAGAAGCAGAAACATTTACTGCTACAAACAAAGCAAGTGGTAAAACATCTGTCTTCAAATCAAAAGATAGTAGAG